TGGAAATTAGTGGGCGCAGTAGGTCGCGTTAAGTCAGGTTCTATAGCTGGTATCCGGACATTAGGCGGTAGCTCTACTTGCCCAAGGCGTGTAGGGGCACCGATTAACCGTAGGTCTCGAGGGTTAACAACTTCGCTCATATTAACACCCCTATGTCAGTTCGACCTGCCAGGAACTCCTTGCGCAGCTCTACCAACTGCCCAACCTTACCAGCCGCCAACCCGTACCGCGGAAAGGTAACCCGCTGGTATCCACGTTTCAGGTTCAGCATCAGCGTCTCGGGCGCACCCGTGAAGCTAAAGACCCTGGGCCCTGGTGACCACATTGTCAGCCGCCGGTTAGCCTCCGCCGTTGCGTGGGGTTGCGTTAGCAGCATGGTATCTTCTTGCACTGCCTCGATCGTCATCTTGTGACGCGTAGCTATGTCCTGTATATACGCACTTGCGGTCAACCACTCCAGCCCGAACAGGTCTTTATGCTCTTGCGGTATCCCGGTCAGCAGGTTAGTCTGTACCGTCCAGTTCTTGCAGTAGCCAATCTTAATGCTAGGACGTACCGCTAGCTTTTCGGACACCTTAAACGTCCGCGCTACCATGTTAATCGGTGTCAGTTCCCCATGCACGGTAGGGGCAGGCAGTGATATCTTATAAAGGCCTAGTCGACCCTCACCGCCTACCATAACCTGGGCGCCTACACTGCTAACAAGGTCAGCGCAAACCTGTAGCACGTTTGTCCTGTCTTCCACGTAGATCCCGACGTACTGTTGGTTCTGTGTAGCAAACGTATCAAGGTTATCCCTGTCCAGGTCTGCTGCTGTAAAGCGGTTTCCCGCCTTACCGTACCCAGTAACAATCCGTTCGACCAACTGTGCGATCTGGTTGTGGTAAACGCCATTATGCTTGTCACCCTGGACGCTGCATGTAATAACGCCAACCGACTGTATGTTTAAAGTAAACGTCCCGGCAGCTAGGTTAGGCGTGTAGGTGACTGGGTTACCATCGTCGCGCACTTCGATAATGCGTTCGATCGGCCCGTTGTGTACCCGGTAGACTAGGTTAATGGGGTCAACCAGGATAGGCGTTACGTTGTGGCACTCGCCAAAGCAAAGCGGTGATGGACGGTCTTTGTTTTCTGTAGCACCGCCCACAACGTCTTCGGTCATTGGTGTGTTCAGCAGTTGCAGCTTATCGCGCACGTCCAAGTTAATGGTCATGCGGGTGCGGCTACCAATACCAGGGCTCCCGAAGTTACCGACAAACACTTCGCGGAACTGACTGCGCGGCCAATGGACGTCACCTAAGGACATTACGAATGGCCTGCTTGACCACACGTCATCGAACCAGTGATCCCGCGTCCCTTCAATGTTCTCTATCTCGATGTCTCCAAAGCTCATGGTGGCAGTACCATCCACGTTCAGCTTCTCGGTAATCGTGACGCCACCGCTAATACAGGCTTCATATGCCTGGTTAGCTGGTACACTGGTCGGGCTGGTGACGTAGCCTGTGCTAGACAGGTAGCGGGTTATCTCTTCCCCGTTCACGCGGACAGTTGCTTCGATTAGGATGCAACGGACAGCGTTTGAGCTTTGTAACCATGTCTTGAATTCTTCGTCGGTCATGTTAGTGCTGGGGCGTTAGAAGTGTAATCTGCACGTGACTGGCCGTTAACTACGACGTTGGCAGCTTCCATAGACGCAGTACGATTGCCCGTAATAATAGCACCTGTGAGAGCGGGTTGTTGAGCCTTGAGTTCTTCAAGCGCCTTGCGCAACAGTTGCAGCTCTGCCACTACAGCCTGGTCGCTAGCAACAGGCGCACCCGCATCGCCCTTGGCGGTAAAATACTGGGTAGGCGGTCCGTTGCCTGGGGTCAGTGAAATGAACTGGTCGTCGTACCGTGCTTGACCGCCCAAGTATGTGCGCAAGCTACCGTCCATAGCAGCTACACCAGCAGCGATGTCGCCTAGCTGGATAAGCTGGGTGCGTGCAATGTCAACCTGTACCTGCGCGACGTCAGCCGTAGCACCTGCAGAGATAGCGGCACGGGACAGGACATCCTGGACCCGGTTGAAGTCGGTAATGTAACCTCCACCGCTAGCGTTAACCACACGGGATGCCTCCAGCATGGCCTGCGAAGCGCCCTGGAGTTTACCCATTGCCTCTGCCCGTTGTGCTGGTGTGCCGCTTTCGGTCTGACGTGCAATTGCTTCGAACTGTGACTGCGATTCTGTGTACCGCTGGCCTGGGGTCAGTGGGGACAAGCTGCTAAGGGACAAGCTGTCCCGGAAGCTGCGCAAGTCAGTAGCGTAGCCGCGGAACTTAGACACCGTGTCTGCCAGCGCATCCTGCTCTTGCTTATACAGGTCGATCCGCTTGCGCAACGTAGTATTGTAGTCATACAGTGCCATTTCAGCTTCCGTATAACCCGCTGTATCAAAGGCACGTTGTGCAGCGTCTGCGCTTGCATTGCGCCCAGTAGCACGCATCATTTCGATCTGCAACTGCTTGGCTTCGCTTTCCAGTTGCTTACCAATCTCGCTCAGTGCATTGGTTGCTTTGATTGCTTCTGGTGTAATGGAGGCAAACGCTTCGTTCATGCCCAGCAGTGCAATATACAGGTCGCTGCTGACATCGGTACGCTCAACCAGCGCCTTAAACTGTGCCCGGGTAGACAGTGCCCCGCCCTGTTCGAATGCTTGCCCGGTGACGTTGACACCGTTCTTGTTCAGCGTCCCAACCATGCGGTTGATTACATCTGTACGCTTCTCCTCGGCAGTCGTAAAGTTCTGGTAGTAGCTGTCCAGCATCTTGCTAAGGTTGTCCAAACCACCAGCAGCAGTAATCATATTAGCAGCAGCGTCAAACGACAAGTTCTTTAGCTTCTCAAATGGCAACATCTGCAGCGCAGCCTTGAACCCTTGTACGGCTGCAATCTGCGCGTCGATTACACCCAGCAGCTGGCTAATGGCTTCGCTTGACAGGGACTCTGCATCCACGTTGCGGATGTTCCGCATAATCGTTTCAGGGATGTCGCTAGCAGCCTGCATGGCCTGGATGATGGACTGTTTAAGGTCCAGTGCAAAATTAGCGCTAGCCGTTGCGCTGTCAGGTGACTGCGTGCTGTTGCGTTCGTAGTATGTGCCGTTATAGTTGCTGCCCTGTCCGCTCTCACCAAACATACGGCCATTGTTCAGGTAACCGCCAGCCATTACACCGCCGCGCCCCTTGTTAGACGTCTCCAGGCCTGCATGGTAGCTAGCCAAGTTGCTGCTGCTACCAACGGCTTTAAAGATGGTGTTGATGGTACCGACGGTTGAGTTAATAGCATCACGGACACCCTGCTCACCCGTGTTGCCCCGTTGTGGGCCGTGGATGTACTGGGCGCTACCGCCTGCCTGGTACCCGTAGGTTCCACCGTAACGGCTATCGGGTTTGCTCTTCAGCATGGAATACAGTGCGCCTACACCCAGCGCAATTGGGCCCAGTGCGCCAGCGAAGGTTGCTAACCCGCCAGCTATGTTACCCGCGCCCATTGCAATGCTACCAGCTGACATAGCGCCACCCAGTGTTGCACCTGTACCAGTAGCACCGAACAATGAACCAATGCTACCCATGAGGCCACCGAAGCCAGCAGACAGGCCCCCGGTGATAGCGCTAGGTAAAGCCCGGCCCAGCATGTTAAGCAGTGGGTTATTCATTAGCCCACCCATGCTAGACGCAGCCGAACCAGCGGCACCTAGCATTCCGCCTACACCGCCTGACGGCGAGGGTAAGCCCAGCATACCAGCGACACCACCTACGACGCCCTGGATTGCCATTTTTAGGACGGTAGTCTTGAACGTGTTCTTGATACCGCTCCAGAAGGACTGGAAGAAGTTCTGTCCCTGCTCAAACGCACGGTACAGGCTATCGGTCAACCCGTTATACAGGCTGTCATAGAATTTAGTCCACTCGGCATTAGCTTTGTCAGCAGTCTCAAACGCAAGTTGCTTGCGCCCACCCTCTGCCCTAGCCGCTGCCAATGCACGCATACCAGTGACAACCTTCATAGTTGCGTCATACTTTTCGTAATCGAGGTTCTTGTCCAATTGGCGTATTGCCATGGATTCCATTACGCTAGCAGTATCAAGGTCACGCTGTGCAGTCAACTGCGCTATCGCCTCCTTGCTCATCCCGATGCTAGCGTTCTTGTCCAACTGTTGACGCAACTCTTCTTCAACCGACGTAGCCTGTTCTTTAAGCTTGTCAATCGTAGTCTGGCGTTCCTTGTTAGCCTGCTCAGTCGCTTTCAACTCCGCCATCCTCGTAGCTGTCAGCTGTTCCGATACCAGCATCTCTTCCAGCTTGGTACCCAGCATAATCTTCTGTGCATCTGACAGCTTCAGCGTACTGGTACGGATCTTCTCCATGATCGTTAGCGCAAACTTCTGCCCTTCGGTTAGTGACCGGTCTTGGGACTCTTCAAGCTTGCTAGCAGCAGTCTTCTGCTCGATGGATTTAATCAGGTCGCCGTATTCGTCAACCACCTTCTTAGTGCGACTCTTCTTACCGGCAGCACCGGCGTTACTATTGACGCTAAACTCGTCCAGGTTAACACCACTTCCAGCCGGTGTCTGCGCTGCGCGTTTAGCTGCAATACCTTGGGCGCGTCCGAACAGTGCTTCCACTTTCTTCTGCATGTACCCGCCCTGGGCGTCAAAACCTGCATTGATGGATTGCCCGATGGTCTCGCCGTACTTCTTAAAGACATTGGCATCGACCTTCAGCTGCTCGAATTTCATTGTGGCCAGCAGATCCATACCCAGCTTGCTACGGATGGCGTTGATGCCGGTAACCACAACCCCTAGCACCTTCTCCACCCAATACGCGGTAGAGTTGTAGGCTTGTTTGAATACGTTGACAAAGATATCAGGCAAGCCCCGCAAGGCGCGTTCCATACCGATCATCATGCCTGTAAGGAGCCCTGTTACCCCGTCCATCACGATCGCAACCCTACGCAGCAACCCAGCAAAGCCGGTGCCTACATTTTCAAAGAATACACCGTATGCGCCAGCCCATTCGCCCGTAGCACCAGTTACCGCGCCTGTCATGTATTCGTAGGCTTGCTGTGCAGTGTTAGCAATGGTCGTCCACATACCGCCAAGGACACCAGTAATATCGTCAAACGTCTCACTAACGATCTGCCCAACTGCTACCAGCAGGTCTTTGACCGTGGTGATGTTGTCTAGACCCGCCAACCATGCGTCCCCAAACGCGTAAACGCTGGCTACAGCGAGCGCAACAATAGCGAAGGGGTTAGCTAGCAGCAACATGCTAACGCGGCCCAGTGCCACCGCTGCCAGCCCCAACGCGCTGGCAAAGCCGGTTATAAGTGCTGGTGCAAACGCTGCTGCGACACCCACTGCGACAACCCCGAGCCCGTTACCGATAGTATCCAGGTTTTTACCCAGGAATTCCATCAAGCTAAAGAACTTATTAGACGCGCCTAGCGACTGGTTCAACCCGCCCACATACTTGATGAGGGCATTGTTCATGATAGTCATGCCCTGGCTAAACGTCTTATTGGTTTTCTCATGCATTGCAGACAGGTCTGCGTCACCCTTCATGATAGCGTCGTAGAAGATCTTGCTGGACAGTTTACCGTCAAGCATCATTTTGCGCAGCTTGCTAACCGAGCCACCCATACCGTCGATGTTCTTTGCAGCAGTCACCAGCAGCAAAGGCAGGTTCTCGATCATCGAGTTCCACTCTTGCGCCCGAACGCGGCCCATACCCATAGCTTGAGACAACTGGGTAAGCGCTCCCCGCGCCTGGTTTGCACTGGTACCCTGCACAGCTAGCGCCTTACCAACCAGCTCGGTGAACTTCAAGTTCTGGTTTGAGCTAACCCCTAGCTCCTTCGCGCCAATTGACAGCCTATGGTACAGCGCCACCATTTCGTTAAGGGGTTGGCGCACGTTTTGCGCAATCTGGTAAAGCCGCTCGATAACCACATTGGTTTCTTCTTGCGACTTTGCAAATACGTTAACCTTGTTTGTAGCTGCTGTCCAGGCGTCAGCCCATTCCATAATCTTTTGGACACCCATTACAGCCATTACGCTGTGCAGGGTACGTTCCATTAGCTTCAGGGGTGCTACGGCGGCGGTAGCGGAGGCGGCAATTGATTGCAGGTTCCTTACAACAGTAACACCGCCTGTTGAGCTAATGACGATGTTAATGTTTTGAGTGGCCATTTATTTCACCAGTAAATTATACCGTCCGATGGTATTCAGTGCGACCATAATAGACATTTCCACGAACATGGAGGGAGCCTTGGAGGACGAACCTTGATTTAATAGTGTAATGTAAGGCAAATTATTGGTGATATGAACCTGCTGTCCGGTTCGTAAGCCAATTAGTGCAGCTTGCATATTTTGTATCGAGACACCAGGCGTAGACGCGCCTAAGTCGCTGGTAAGGTCTGGTGCCCCTATCCGGGTCTTCCAGTTCCCCGATGCTTGGCCGGTTAACACTGGTGTAGCGGTAGCCACAAAGTTAACGACCTCCTGGGTAACTTCTTTTACCAGCGCAAGGTCGTTCTTTGTAATGGTACGTGCCAACTGGTTAATCTCGTTGGCAAATACGGTCAGTGAAGCCATATACTACTCCTTCTTGGGCTGCGCTGCGGCGCGTTTGGTTTGCATGTGGTTTAAGTATGCAATATCCAATGCTTTCAACATCAGATAAAAATACTCCCTCTGCTCGCCAACTATATCATATTCCTGGCAGTACGTCCGCATTACTGTCCAGGGTATGGCGCCTTCACCGCTAAACCCAAGAGGCCTATCATGGTTCAAAGCCTGGAACCCTTTGTAATAGAGTTCCAGTCCTGGTAGCAGGTCCGGAGCGTTAACAATCCTGTCAGGGATTGGTTGGTTGTTCCGGGCTGCGTTCTCTAATAAGGCGCGTTCCGTTTGGCCAAACTCAAGGCCGTACAGAAGCACCTCTGTTAGTTTTTTTCGTCTGCCTTAGCGGTCAGCAGGAATAAGCTGACCGTATTGGATTGACGTGCCAAGTCCTCGTAGAGTTCTGGCAGTGTGGTGAACAGCATCTCGGCATTCTCTTTCGAGAAGTCCAAAGGCTTGCCGTCTTGGCCCATCACGTTTTTCCAACCCAGCAAGCAGGTCTCTATGAAGGCCTTACGGATTGCACGTTTGATCGTCTCTGTGGAAACCGTCTTTGCTTCGATTGCACGACGCAGGGGTTTCATTTCCCGGTCGATTGCTTTGTCGTAAGCGACGTTGGCACCACCAGCACGAGCAACCGTGAAGGTGGCAGGCAACGCGCCTGGTTCAGCATCGTCGTCGTGGTATTCGACGTTGATACCACTGCGTTCCAGTTTTGGATCGGTCTGGAATTGTTTAAATAAAGACATTGCCGCTATCCTTCTATTTTAATTAAAATTTACGCTGCCTTAGTGGGCAGGTAAGGGAAGCTCTGAAAGAGCAGGGTATGGCCGTATTTGGATTCAGCGGCCATGTTTTCCAAGGGGACCATAATCGCAGTGTCTTGTTCCACTGCTAAACGACCGTCGCCCAGGGACAGTAACGGGATGTCCAACAGAAGTCCCGTGTTATCTTTTACCAATGCCATGTCCAGCGTGATGTCGCCGTTGTTACGCACAGCTTGCACAGCTTCGATGCTGTTGAAGTATGCAGTAATCTTGCCGCCCACGTCGAATGTGCCGGTAGTGGTATCGAATGCACCCAATACGCCCAGTGCCTTGTTGGGGCTGACGTTGTTGTTGATGGTGATCGTCATTTCCGTTGCGAAAGCAAACAGCGGAACAGGCTTCGAGTTGGTTTCAGAAACACTGGCCAACTTAATGCGGCTGAAATCGTTAGACGTGTTGAATGCGTTAGACGCAGGCAATGTCATCCGGGTTCCAGCTTTAACGCCTACCGTACCATTGCGCTGCTCGTTATCCATAGCCACAAAGGTCATGTCAGCTGTGATCTTGTCTGCCATGGGCAGGTTCAAGGTCAGCTCGTTGGGCACAGCACCCACAAGGTACTCTGACATCACGCCGTTGGCGTCGTTACCCAGTGTGCGTTCAACTTGATACGTGCGGCGCTTGATCAGGCTGGGTACGAACTCGTTCTTGATAATGAGCCCGGTGAACATACGCACAGACAGTCCGGTACCTGCTTCAACAACGGGTGTCCAGTCGGTCTTGTCAAATTCAATGTAACCAGCAGCAATCACGTTGATGCGAGCAAATCCGAAGCTGAGGGGGAACGTCTCTGCTGTCAGGTCGCCGCCAAGGTAAACCCACTCGCCAGGGATCAGACCCAGTGTGGTTGCGTCTACACCCGTGATGTTCATGCGAGCAAGACCACCGTTAAGCGCCATGGATACAGCACCAGCACCAAACACATGTCCAATCGTCTCAAGCTTGGCTGCTGCTGGTGGAGTTGCCTCGTCAGTCAGTGCTTCAACGATGGTGACGTCAGCAGCAGTGATAGCAGAAACGGTCTTGATACCGTTGTTGCCAACTACACCGAAACCGCTTGCCATTACCAGTGCGCCGACCTTGAAAGCAGGCATACCAGTGGCTGCGTACTTCTTGGTCACTGCTACTGCGGACGAGACTGTTACCTTCGCCGTGTTCAACGGCGTCGTGTTAGGCTTTTCACGCGCATCTGCAAAGAAGAAACCTTGCAGCAGCCGGGTCGTGTTGTTCATCGTCAAGTCTTGGACGAAACCACCACCTGCATCCAGGTCGGTCGTTACACCCTTCTTGCGCTGACGCGAAGCATTGATAGGGTTACGGGCAATGGTGGAAATTTGTCCACCCAAGTCTTTGTAACTGTTGGGCTCCAAAGGATACCACACGGCGTTGACTCCACCCGTACCGGGCAGGACGCGCAATGCGCTCTCTTCGGCAAAGCGTAGACCTGTGATGTTTGAGTCGAGTTTGTCAGCCATGTTAATTCCTAGTGAATCTCTTCGTACACAAAGTCCGCGATAAAGTTGACCTGAACCGTGGACCCCTCTTTACCAATTTCTATAGCCCGTATATTACGATACCAAACTTGAGAGTTTCGAATAGCTTCAAACCTATTCACCAAAGTACCCGCTAAATCGTCAGCATCCGTGTTACCGTCACCGACGGGCGAGAAACATTGTATAGTCAACATACCGAAACGGTCAAAGCGGCGTGAACCAACTGCACCGGACAGGCTAGCTTGCCCACCGCCAACGTGCTGTATGCTGGGACGGATCCACAGCGTGTTTTCAGGGACGTTAGCTGGTGTCATTGGCCACACTACAGTGACACCGGCAGGCAGGTTTGCGCTGACGTGTCCCATCATAATGTCTGTAGCTTGCGTTCGTGTGGTCATTCTTTTAATCCAAACACATATAGCAGTCGTTCAGTGCCTGGTTGCAAGCACTGTCCCCAAATGATGTTCCAGTTCTTAGTCGTACCCGCTTCGCGCAGCATCTTGTAATCTTCCAGCACGGGCAAACCGATAGCACTGGTCATAACCACATGGCGCGTCACGCGTAGCAAGTCCTGGTCAACCCAGTCAAACGCCATACCGCGTGATTCGGTTGGGATTGCAGTGTTACCAATAGCAAACACCGCCATTGTTGATACTTCTGCTATCAAGGTTGGTTGTCCAGCACCGCGCCAAGGTTTCGTAGCGTCAGCTACCGTCCCCGATAGCTTGTACATGAAAACAGCACGCCCATTCTTGTCGATAAGGCGCTTGCTGGTCTTAGCTAGTTTGGCGTAATCCATTATGCCCTCATCACCCGGTTCGACGTACCCTGCATCAAGCTTTGCATAAGTGCGTCGGGTACTGGGTAAGGGCGGAAGGGTGCCGGCAGGGACACACCGCCCATGCCGTTGGTTGCGTAGCTAACCTCTTCACGGATGGGGCCAACCTCTTCGACCTTCTTGATCGCCATGCGGTTGGTTTCGTCCAGCGTAATATCAGGTGCCAGTGGTGCCACTGCTGCCCGTACTGCATACTCGGCAGTCGCAATTTTTAGCGCGGGTGGCATGGTAGCTAACCCGCCGTATGTATATACACGGGGGAAGGGCAGGACTTGGAGGACAGAGAATGCTTGGCCTTTGAACCCAGCGCCCCAGCGGTAACCGATGTAATCGGTAGCTTGGACAATCGCTTGTTCTTTCTGCTGCCTACCTAGTAGTGACCACACCGGGTTCCCACGAGCGGCAAAGTGTGCGTCGGCATACGCGGTTGTGATGTACGCATTCGCGCCTACTACGACGGTACCGTCTTCAACAACGAGTGCCATGTTATGTCCTTAACGTAAAAAGATATACCCTGATATCCTAAGATACAAGGGTATATGATTTTCAATTAAGCCTTGCGGGGACGTGCAGACAAAGCTGCGTCCAGTGGAGACTTGCTGTTGTGCGGCGAAGGGCCTGCAACAGCCATAGCAGCGGCGCGTGCGTCACGGTCAGCTTGCTGGGACTTCAGGTATTCCTGGATCGCTTCCTGGGTAGCCTTTGGGCTATCGCCGGCAGGCACATTGTGACCCAGTTCTGCGTACAGGAAATCGCGTGCATGCTGTGCTTCCAAGATGTCAGCGTTCAGCTTGGTACGCTGCTCGTACATGGCTTCCAGCGCATCGTCAGCTGCCTTCAGCGTCATCGTTGGGCGCTGCACAGCAACCCGCGCAGGTACACCGCTTTCGGCATACAGGGGCTGCTTCACGATA